AGAAACAATTTCTAATTGGAGAAGAAAAATGGCTCAATGGGGCATGATCGATAGAGCAAACAATTCACCTATTTTTGCTACATCACAAGTAAATTTAACAACAACCGCTATTAATGCAAATACACTTTTTGGAAATACAACAGTCGGTGCATTTCAAAGTGGTGGCTTGCCTATGAAAAAGGCAGTCGGTACATTTGGTATCAGCACAACAGAAGTTGGTAATACTGTTTCTGGTGGCACAAAGGCAGCACACGCTGGCTGGAACATGAGAACAGCATTTACTGGACCGTTAACATCTGTTACCGTTGCTGCTGCTGGTAGACTTTATACCAACAATGATACCTATTCAATCGCAGCAGGTACTGGTGGTACAAACCAAACTGGAAACGTTGTAACAAATGCAACTGGTAACTTAGTTTCTTATACTGTTACAACTGCTGGTGCTAATTTCCAATCAGCTACACCAACTGTGTCAATCAGTGTCACATCAGGCGGCACTACTGGTTCAATCACTGCAACAGCAGGTGGTCGTGCTGGACGTGTTCAAGTAGAAACACTAGTCGCTGCTAGTTCAATCACTGGCGATAGTGACGGTACAATTTTCTAATTTTGAAATATGGGGTGGCTTCGGCCACCCCTTTTATTAAGTATAAAAAAATATGCACCATGAAAAACTTGACGAAAGTAATTTTCTGCTATTTGCTGCAAAACACTATGACAATCCACAGTGTCATGATACAACAGAATTTTATGATGATTTAAAAAGATTTAAATATCTTAAAAGATTATTTGTTAAATATGAAGATTCAGGCGAATTGCGTGAGCGTTTGATTCTTAATCATTTGATTATTTTATATAATGTATTTGGTGAGGCTGCAACTAGAATGTTATTTCTCAAGCTTGAAGGGCATTATTCATATTTAAAACCATTTATTGTAATGCTTGGGTATATGCCAGAGAAAATATTGGTTAAAAATACAATTTATTACAGTAGTGATATTCATATGAATGCTCATATTGTAGAAGTTTTAAGGAAAATTTGATGGCAAAGAATATAGATAAGGGCGAATATGATTACGAAGGTGACATGGCAATGTCACAGCTTAAGAGTGTTATATCAAATGCTAAAAGACTTCATGATATGCTAAGCCCAAACACAAACCTTCCTGAATGGGTTCAGTCTAAAATCACACTAGCAGAAGATTATATCACTACTGCTACAAATTATATGTCTAGTCAAAATGTCAATGAAGAAGGCATTGCTCCAACAAATGCAACTGGACCTGCTGTGTATGGAACTAATGGTGAAAATCCTCCAATGCGCCGTAAAGCAATAGAAAAATACAAGAAAAGTAATCAGCCTTTTAAGCGTAAGACGTTAGAAGACTTTAAAAAAGGAAACTGATATGTTTGGTATGATTCCACTTCCTGTTAAACTTTTAGCAATTCTTTTTATCGTACTAGGAGCAGCAGGTTGGGGATATATGAAAGGTTCTGCACACGCAGAGATTGAACTTGCTAACTATCAGGCTAAGGCACAGAAACAAATAACTGAACTTGAAAAAAAGAATACTGAAATTTCAAGCAATGTAGTAACAGAATATGTAGATCGTGTCAATACAATTCATGACAAAGAAGTAATATATAAAACTGCTACTGCAAAAATGGAGCCGCAACATGACATGTCAAATGGCTGGGTTGAACTTCACGATGCTGCTGCAAGACTTGTAAATCCTAATGCAATATTAGCATCTGATAAGTCTCCATCAGGTATTATGGATAACTCTGCATTATCAGTGGTTATTGGCAACTATGCAGTTTGTCATGAAAATAAGCAACAACTAATTTCATTGCAGAAATGGATTGCTGACAATAAAGCTGCAATTGATGCTGCTAATCTTAATGCTCCAAAGGATAAAAAGTAATGAAAAAAATTATAATACTTCTTCCTTTGGTGATGTTAATCGGATGTGCTGGCAAAACACGTTTAGTGCCACAGGCATATATGCCTACGCCTCCAGAAGTTCTTATGAAAGCTCCACGTGAGCTAAATACAATTAACGTATCTAATACAAAAGAAGGTAAACCAAAATGAATATATGGGAAAAAATTAAAAAATTTTTTGGTGGTTCAACTATTTTACAACAATTTAAAGAAATTATTGAAGAAGAAAAGATCATTCTAAAAAAATTAGAAACTGACTTTGAGACTTCTATCGATAAAGTTGAAGAAACTATCAAAACAGAAGTCAAGGCTGTTAACGATCAAATTACTGATGCAGTCACACAGACAAAAAAGGTGGTTAAAAAGCCACGTAAAAAGAAATCGTAAGGAACTACAATGAAAAACGTAATCGACTATATCAAGGGTGTTCTTGCTGATGGCAAGGGTTCACCTTCTTCAAAAAGAGTGATTACATTTCTATTTGCAATTCTAATCGCAATTGCATTTATTGCTAACTTATTTTATGGTTATAAAATTGAAAAAGAAATTCTTGACTCAGTTATGTATGTTGTAATTGCCGGATTTGGTTTTACAGGCATTGAGAAGTTCGCTCCTAATGGCCTAGCAGGTACAACGAGCGCACAATGACAACAGATAGTGATGTTAAAAAGTTATCAGAGAACGTAGCTTCCTTACAGAAGGATATGGCGCAAGTCGGCACACTCGTTGACCGTCTTGATATTACTATTGAAAAATTAACAGAAGTATCAACCACTGTATCACAGTTATTAGCGGTGCAAGGAAACCGTCTTGAATTTCAGGAAAAAATACAAGAGAGACTAGAAAAGATGGTTGAAGATCGTCGTATTGAGACAGATAAAGGTATCAAAGACGTTTATGTTCGTATCGAAAATGTAGAGAGAGGATTACAGGAAGATATGGACGATAACTACACCAAGATTGCTAACAAGATCGAAGAACTTAAAAAAGAAGGCAACGAACAGCACAAGGTGCTGAATGACCGCATGACACGTATGGAAAAATGGATGTGGATGCTTATCGGGGGCGGTATCGTTGTAGGAACCCTGTTTGATAAAATTAATATACCAGCCATTTTTGGTCAATAAATTTTTTACTTGACCCCATATATTCATATGGTTATAATCCGTTTGTCGATTCGAAATATATTGAATCTTTATAATATAATGGGAATAACATGTGGATTGGTTAGATAGAAAATATATTGGTTTTATATCTCATAGACTAAGAAATTACAAGCAGAAATCAGAGAATCTTTATAACTTCTCTTGTCCTATCTGCGGAGATTCCAAAACAGATAAAAGAAAAACACGTGCTTACTTCTATGAAAAGAAGGGTAAGGCATGGATGTGTTGTCATAACTGCGGTGTAGGAATGACAATTGATAATTTTGTAAAATATCTTGATCAAGGATTGTACAACGAATATATTAAAGAGCGTATGCTGGCCAATGGTCAAGTACGTAAAAAGACTGATGTTGAACTTTTTGCTGAAAAAATGAAAAAGCCAAAGTTCATGAAAACAAGTCCTTTGATGAAGCTAAAGAAATTGTCATTATTAAATCCTGCTGGTCCAACACGTATATATGTTGATGGACGTAAAATTCCTGCATCTATGCATCATAAACTGTTTTATTGTAAAAACTTTAAAGCATGGGTGAATAGTTTTTTGCCAAATAAGTTTGAGAATGAAGAACATGATGAAGCTCGTTTAATTATTCCATTCATTGATCAGGATGGAGAATTCTTTGGTCTTCAAGGTCGTTCACTAGTTAAGGACAGTAAACTACGATATATCACAATCATCCTTGATGAAGATAAACCAAAAATATATGGACTTGATACTGTAAAATTGGACCAGACTATATATGTGGTAGAAGGTCCGATTGATTCAATGTTCATTCCAAACGCTATTGCATCTGCTGGTAGTGATCTTACTTCAAACTTAAGACAACTTAAAACTGATAAGAGTAACTTTGTGATTGTATTTGATAATGAACCACGAAACAAAGAAATTGTGAAGAAAATTCAAAAGGCAATTGACCAAGGATATAGAGTTTGTTTATGGCCTGAAACAATTCTTCAGAAAGATATCAATGATATGATTCTTGCTGGATTAACATCGAAAAAAATTATTGACATTATTGATGAGAATACATATAGTGATCTGTCCGCAAAAATTAAATTTGCAACATGGAAAAAAATATAATGTATTTTAAAAAATTTTTATGTCGTATAGGATGGCATGATTGGACCCCTTGGGGACAACCTGTAAGACTGCCTGACGAACGAGGGCAACAGTTTCGTATGTGTACTATTTGTCAAAAGCAACAAAGGCATATTTTCTAATGGATATTAAAAAAACAGATATGGCAGAGTTGGGGCTTGAATACGTTTCATGGCCCATTACTCATGTTCGCATACATAGAACAGATAATCAGTGGCTTGTAGAATATCGTCGCAAGCCTAAGTGGTTCTTTGACCAATGGTGGTGGTTCAATGATGGAAAGTTTGTAGATTATACAGACGCGCAAGATCGTGCTGCTAAACTACTTGCACAGGGGTTTGTGCTTTCAACACGTTATCGTACTGATTATATGGAGGTAAATAATGACTAAAGAAGAACTTGATCTATGGGCTAGAGAAGTAGCTAAAAAGCTTGATGAATGTCCTATTGAAGATACAAAACAGATGTGGCAACTATTGGATGAAACTGAAAAGGTACGCCTAGAATTTGTAAAAATTTATGGATTAGAAAATGAAAATAATGAGTGAAGTGAAACGTTATCCTTGTTATAATGATCAATACGCTAATTCGGATCAAGTACTTGAATATGCTATTGATGAAATAAAATTAGCACAACTCTATAACAATAAAGTAAGTGTCGAACTTGCTATAAGTCATTTAATGAATTGGTTAGAAAGAAAAACTGTATGAGTGAAGTGAATTTAGTTGGTATTACTAAGCCAAGCGCCTATACTGGATGTACGACTGCTAACGAGCTTGTTGCTTGGGCAGCAAGAGTTTCTAATCCATCTAACCAAAATAATACCGCAACAGCACCTAAATTGGTGCAATATCTAATTCAGAACAATCACTGGTCTCCTTTAGAAATGGTTCACATTTCAATGGAAATCAAAACCACACGTGATATCGCACGTCAAATTTTACGTCATCGTTCATTCTCATTCCAAGAATATAGTCAGCGATACGCTGATCCTACTAAGGATTTGGGCTTTGTTACACGAGAAGCCAGACTCCAAGATGCCAAGAATCGACAGGCTTCCATTGATGTAGAAGATGAAGAGCTAGAAAATCAATGGCTTGGTGCCCAAGAATCAGTACAAAATCTTGCAATCAAAGCATATAAATGGGCAATCGAAAACGGCATCGCAAAGGAACAGGCACGTGCTGTTCTTCCTGAAGGTCTGACCGAATCAATTATTATTATGGCTGGTCCTCTTCGTTCATGGGTTCATTATATAGAATTAAGAACGGATAAGGCTACTCAAAAGGAACATCGTGAGATTGCTCTAAAATGTTCAGAGATTATTGGTCATCATTTTCCTGATATCAAAATTGCTCTCGACAATATCAATTCATAATACAATTAATAATGAAGGAACCAGAATGACCCCAACAGAACTAGCAGAACACTACGGAACCTTCTCACGTGGTACAGGGCGTACTACTTCACTAGTCATGGCTCTGCCAAATGAACCTTGTTTCATAATGGTTCATGCAATGTCTTTTAGTGAAGAAATCAAAAAACTGATTAAAAAGCATAGACCAGAATATAACCTAAACAATGTAACATTTATTTCAAAAAATGCTGGCACTGGATGGCGTGATAGCGTGATTAGTCGTAATCAGCACATATACATAGATCACCATGTATTGGAACGCGATATGATACATCAGACACAAGGAATCAATGATATTTACGGGAAATATAAAGAGGCTGCATAATGGTTGACAAAGAAGTTGATACTGTTAAGGTTGAGTTTGATGAAGACTCACAAGAGTATTATATATCCTCTCCAATCTTCGAAAAAAATTTTAAAGTTGGCGATACTGTCGAATGGACAGAACAAAGTCCGAATATATACATATTAACTAAAGTAAAAGAATAGAGGCAATAATAAATGACAACAGAAACTTATCTTGGGATAACCATCGATAAAGAAAGAGATTTACTTTTTGATGAACTTGGTCTGAAACGTCTTAAAGAATCATATATGAAAGATGATGAAACATCACCCCAAGAAAGATTTGCGTTTGTTTCAAAATCTTTTGCAACAGATGATGCACATGCACAACGTCTCTATGATTATTCAAGTAAGCACTGGCTTTCATATGCCACACCAATCCTGTCGTTTGGTCGTACAAACAATGGTATGCCCATTAGTTGCTTTCTTAACTACATTGAAGATACTGCTGAAGGTCTTGTAAAGAATTACGAAGAAACAAGTCGCCTGTCTATGATGGGCGGTGGCGTTGGTATTGGTTTTGGTATTCGCTCTGCTGGCAGCAAGTCAACAGGCGTTATGCCTCATCTTAAGACATATGATTCAGGCTCTATGGCATATCGTCAAGGTCGAACTCGCCGTGGTTCATATGCAACATATCTAGATATCAGCCACCCCGATATCACAATGTATCTTGAGATGCGTAAGCCTACTGGTGATCCAAATGTTCGTTGCTTGAACCTTCACCATGCTGTAAACATCACAGATGACTTCATGGAAATCATTGAACGCTGCATGGTTGATCCAGAGGCAGATGATTCGTGGAATCTTCGTGATCCTCATTCTGGTGAAATTCGTGACACTGTTTCTGCTAAGCATCTATGGCAATCATTGCTTGAAATCCGTATGCAAACAGGCGAACCATATATTCATTATATCGATACTTCGAATCGTCAGATGAAAGACTTTCAAAAGGCTCTTGGTTTACGTATTAATCAGAGCAATCTTTGTAGTGAAATCATCTTGCCAACTGATAATGATCGCACTGCTGTATGTTGCTTGTCTTCATTGAACCTAGATTATTTCGATGAATGGGGCAAGGCAGGTATTATTGAACCATTTATTCGTGACGTTGCTGAAATGCTTGATAATGTTCTTCAGTACTTTATTGATAATGCTGATCGCAAGGTTGAACGCGCTATCTATTCTGCTAGTCGTGAACGCTCCATTGGTCTTGGGGCACTTGGTTTCCATGCCTATCTACAGCAAAAGGGTGTTGCATTTGAAAGTGCTGTTGCTAAGGCAATCAACATCAAGATTTTTAAAAGTATTAATTCTGCAATGGAAAAGGCAAACCTTGAGCTTGGTGCAGAACGTGGTGAAGCTCCTGATGCTGTTGGTACTGGTCGCCGCTTCTCTAACTCAATGGCGATTGCTCCTAATGCATCATCATCATTAATTATGGGCAATACTTCAGCTTCTATTGAACCAATGCCAGCTAATGCTTATCGTCAAGATACATTGTCTGGCTCATTTCTGAATAAGAATAAATATCTTGATAAAATTATCCTGAAACAATCACTTGATAAAAAAGATGGTTGGTATGATGATGTTTGGTCAAGTATTATTGCTAATGATGGTTCTGTTCAGCATTTGAATTGGCTTGACGATGACACCAAGGAAGTATATAAGACTGCAATGGAAATTGATCAGCGTTGGCTCATTGAGCTTGCTGCTGATCGCCAACAGTTCATTGATCAAGCACAATCTCTTAACGTATTTTTTAGACCAACTTCTAACATCAAGTACCTACATGCAGTGCATTTTCTTGCTTGGAAGCGTGGTCTTAAGACACTTTATTATTGCCGTTCAGAAAAGATCGGTAAGGCTGATAAGGTTTCTAAGAGAATTGAGCGTGAAGTTATTAAAGAAATTGATATGCAGAGCCTAGTAGATGGCGAGACCTGCATTATGTGTGAGGGTTAAGAAATGAAAGCAATTATTTACTCAAAGCCTGATTGTAGTTTTTGTCTTAAGGCAAAGGACTTCATGTGGGGAGCAGACATTGATTATGATGAATATACTGTAGGACCAGATATTCTATGGGAAACTGTACAGGCACGTGCCCCAGTTGAAATTACAACCGTTCCACAGATTTGGATTGATGGTAATTATGTAGGTGGATATACTGAGTTAGTTAAATGGTATTCGGAGAACCTATAATGGTATTGGCTTCATACTGAAGTTTATGATTTTATAAATAGATGTAAGGAGAAAAAATATGACACCTTACATCTATAAAATATTACATAAACCTTCTGGAAGATATTATATTGGATCGCAATATGGTAAAAACAGTGATCCAAACAATCTTTGGAAAACATATATTACATCGTCAAAATATATTAAAGAACTTATTGCGACTACAGGCAAAGATAGCTTTGAAATTATAAAGATTGTTCCTCGTGAAGATGCTAGAGAATATGAAGCCAAGCTACTTAAACGATTATATAATTTTTTTGGTAAAGAAAAATTTTTATCAATAATGATAAACAGAAATATATCTCCGGGTATATTATTGACAGATGATATCATTTCAAAAGCAAATAAAAAAAGGAAAATTTCAAACTCTTTAGCAGCAAAAAAAATGTTAAAAAACGGAAACCATAATTTTCAAATTTACAAAGCCGGTGACAAAGAACATGTTCGTGAATTGCGTTCAAAAAGAATGATTGGTAACACTTTTGGTAGTATTAGAAAAATAACAGATGAATTTAGAGAAAAACAATCAAATGGCGCAAAAGGAAATACTAATGTCAGAGGAACCAAATGGTGGACAAATGGAATTGTAAACAAAAGAAGTAAAGAATGCCCTGATGGGTTTTACCTCGGAACAACTAAAAGGAATGCTAATGACAAAGTTGAATAAAAATATGAAAGAATTAAAATTAACTGATAAAAGAAGTTATTTTAAACCTTTTACGTATGAATGGGCATATAGAGCTTGGTTAACACACGAGCAAAGTCATTGGCTTTTCTCAGAAGTTCCTATGCTTGAAGACCTTCAGGATTGGAAGAAGTTCCTTACTGAAGAGGAAAAGTATTTCCTAACCAACATCTTTCGTTTCTTCACACAAGGTGATATTGACGTTGCAGATGGTTATGTTACTAACTATCTACCATACTTTCGTCAACCTGAAGTGCGTATGATGCTTCTAGGATTTGCTGCTCGTGAAGCACTTCATATTGCTGCTTATTCACACTTAATCGAAACACTTGGTATGCCTGAAGCAACATATTCACAATTTCTTGAATATGAAGCGATGAAGGACAAGCATGATTATATTACAGAACTAGCTTCTGCTGAAGGTGATAAGCAAACTATTGCAGCTAATATTGCTGCATTTTCAGCTTTCACTGAAGGTATGCAGTTATTCTCTTCATTCATCATGTTACTAAATTTTCCTCGTCATGGTCGTATGAAGGGTATGGGACAGATTGTTACATGGTCAATTGTTGACGAAACAATCCATGCCGAATCAATGATCAAGGTATTCCGTACATATATTCAAGAGAATAATGAAATCTGGAATGATGAACTCAAGGAACGTATCTACGGTATTGCTGAAAAGATGGTTGAACTTGAAGATAAATTTATCGATCTTTCATTCAGCATGGGTCCAATGAAAAATTTGACCTCAGATGAAGTTAAAAAGTACATTCGCTATATCGCTGATCGTCGTCTAATTTCTCTTGGACTAAAAGGTATCTTTAAAGTAAAAAGAAATCCGCTTCCATGGGTTGAAGGCATGATTAATGCTCCTACTCATACAAACTTCTTTGAGAATCGTTCTACAGACTATGCTAAGGGCGCTCTGAGTGGAACTTGGGAAGACGTGTGGGCAGCAGCATGATGAGCTATAGGAGTATCTAATGATTGAAATTGGCGATGTAATTTCACTAAATAATGATAAATGGTATGATCTTAACAAAAAGTATCATGTTATTGGCGTTACTTACCGTCCAAATTCTACTGCTATTGATCTTGTTCTTGAAGATGGCAATGATAATATTGTGCATCGTACTGAATCTTCTAATGTAATTGTTGTGGAGAATGTAAAGTGATACAACCATATAATAATGTAGATAATGCTGTTGATGACATGGCAAATCAATATTGGAAAAAAATCACTATAGCTATGATTAATAATGACGTTGATTTGCTTTATGATAATGCAATCGCACTGAAAGCACTGGAAGAAGCCAGAAAATCAGTTAAAAAGAAACTAAAACAATAAAAGGAAAAAAAGAATGAAGTGGTACGAATGTGGAAGCTGCTTATCAGAGTTTCGTGTTGTGTCTGATAGTGATGAACCCATTGAATATTGCCCATTCTGCGGTTCTGAAATTGAAGATAATCAAGATGATGATGAAAGTTATGATTATAACGACTAAATAATACTTCTAATAGTGGAGTATAATATGTGGTTATATAACAATGAAGAATTAAATGACTTGCCAGTTGATTGTGAAGCATTTGTATACTTGATTACCAATAAAACAAATGGTATGATGTATGTTGGTAAAAAATTAGCAAAATTTAAGGTGACAAAAGCACCACTTAAAGGCAAGACAAACAAAAGACGTTCTACAAAAGAGAGTGATTGGCGAGAATATTGGGGTTCCAGTGATAGATTGAAATCCGACATAGAAAAACTTGGAGCAGAAAATTTTACACGAGAAATTTTGTATTTTTGTCCAAGTAGAGGTATTGCTAGTTATTTAGAAGCAAGAGAACAGTTTGAGCGTAAAGTGTTAGAAACAGATGATTACTATAACGGCATTATAAATGTCCGAATTGGTGGATCAAATATTTTAAAAGAATACCTAAAAACAATAACTTAAGAAGGAATCATATGAGTTGTCTACAGTACTAGAGCACAAGCATCTAATCGTAAGAGCAGAGCTATTCAATCCACCACAATGTGCAGAAGCTATCCAAGAATGGATGAAAAGGCTTGTGGATAAGATTGGCATGAAAATTTTAATGGGACCATATGCAGTGTATTCTGATATGGTTGGCAATAGAGGATTGACTGCGGTAACAATCATTGAGACTAGTCATATCGCTATGCATGCCTGGGATGAAGTAGACCCTGCACTTATGCAACTAGATGTATACACGTGTTCTACGTTAGACATTGAAGATGTGTTTGAGGCACTAAAAGAATTCGATCCTATGATGATTGAATATAAGTATATTGATCGTGAGCATGATCTAACTCTTTTGGATCATGGTAAAAAGTAATTACTATATAACAGTAGTGATGTTAAATATGAAAGGTGAATAAATTATGGGTAAGAAGCGTAGTCGTAAGACACAGGTATCAAAAGGTGAACGCAATTCAATTGGACGTTGGGCAGTAAATGCTGTTGCCCGTGATAAACCAGAAGTTGAAAAGGCATTAAATAAGATTAATGCTTGGAAAGCAGGTAAAAATCCTTGGATTACTGTAGCTGGTCCATCAAGCAATATGCGTTTTATTAAAGTACGTGCAAATTCTGTTTATGGCAATCCAAAGACTGCTACTGCAAATATTTATGCAAATAAGGGTGAATAATAATGAGTGAATTGAACATTTTTGGTAAGGATAGCATGGCAATAAATGCTATGGGTGGAACTGAACTTATGAAATATGGTCTTGCAGAACGTCTGTCTAAAGACCTTTTATCAAACTTTCAAATCTTTGTATCACGTGTCGAAGATGCTTTTGATGAAACGAAGATACGCATTCTTTGGCTTCAAGACCTTCCAAATGATCCTGCATCAGCACATCTTGCTAATGGCGGTTGGAAGAACTTTCATCGTATTGTCTTTAATTCTAACTGGCAAATGCAAGCCTATATTCAAGCCTTTAATATTCCTTGGTCGCATTGTATAGTTTTACATAATTCTACAGAGCCATTTGAGGACCATAAGAAGCCAGATGATGGTATAATTCGCCTTGCCTATTGGTCAACACCCCACCGTGGACTGAATATTCTTGTGCCTGTATTTGATAAATTGTGTGAAAAGTACGACAACATTGAACTTGATGTATATTCTTCATTTAAGATTTATGGATGGGAACAACGTGACAAAGAGTTTGAAAATATCTTTGAATATTGTAGAAATCATCCAAAGATTAACTATCATGGCAGTGTTCCAAATAAAGTTATTCGTGAGAATTTAAAGAAAACACATATTCTTGCTTATCCAAATACTTGGCCTGAAACCTCTTGTATCACATTGATAGAAGCTATGTCTGCTGGTCTTTTATGTGTACATCCTAACTTTGCTGCACTCTATGAAACTGCTGCAAACTGGACACATATGTATCAGTGGCATGAAGACCCTAGCCAACACGCATCTGTTTTCTATGGCGTTTTAGATAGCTCCATCCAAAACTTCTGGGAAGAAGGTGTTCAGTCACGCCTAGCCTCTCAGTCATCATATGCAAATGTGTTTTATAATTGGAATATTCGTGCAATGCAATGGGAAAGTTTATTGACTACTCTTCTTGATATGCCTCGTGCACTACCAAAGCCAGAAAATCAATTTTTTCAATATAAAACTCCATAAAACTCCTTGACATTCCTCATGGATGCTGTATTATGAATGATCTACTTATAGTATCCATGAGGATTTTATGATCAAGACCGTAAAGAAAAAAGTTTCTACTCGCAATCCAAAATTTTCGGATGAGCGTTGGACAGGTACAGAACCTGAACAAAATGTGATTATCACAGACGGTGGTGACATGCGCTATCACGAAGCACTATTTTGGTATAATTATTATTATGATACCGATCAAGCAAAAACTTGGCTTCTTGAATACATGAAGAACCAAGGATATGATTCAAATATCATCTCATCAGTAAAATCTGCTCCAACATCACGCACTCCTACTACAATTGGCTGGATGGCCAAGTTGATGCTACGTGGATGGAAACTTCCTGAAAAATCCATAGAATTTTTTAATACTCGCATTCAAGAAAATGCATCATTTGGAAAACGCGAAAAGAAAAATAATTCACAAAAAGTTGTTGTCAACATTCAGGACAAAATTGCTGCAAAAGCACGTGAGCTTCGTGCCAAACTAGATGAACATATTGATGAATTTGTTTTTGATGGAATTGATAAAAACTTTTCATTATACACTTTTCTTCAAGTTGAGACACCAACACCATTTGCTATTAATTTGATCCTGCCCTATGTTAATTCTCTTTATCAAGAATTATTAGATAAGGAAGGGTTTGAAGACCTACCCATAGAAAAGTATAAGTCATGGCTCAAGTTTCATAAGGCTCTTGTTGATGATGCTAGACGTTATCATTCAAATATGAAAATTACACGTCAAGTTCGTAAGCCTCGTGCAATTAAAGCTAAACCAGCTATAAAGCTTATTGAAAAAATGAAATTTAAAAAGGAAGATACTGAACAGAAACTGGTTAGTATTAATCCTGCTGATATTATAAAAGCACAAAGTCTATGGGTATATAATACTAAATATAGACAGCTATCAGTGTATCATGCTATTGATGATAGTGGTTTGTCAGTGAAAGGTACGACGATTACTCAGTTTGATGAGAAAAAGTCTGTATCCAAACGTCTACGTAAACCACAAGAAGTACTGCCTCAATTGCTTAGTGCTGGTAAGGTCGCTCTTAGGTCATTTATGGATGGAATTAAGACCAATACAACAGCACCAACTGGTCGCGTCAACGAAGATGTAATATTATTGAGGATTGTAAAATGACAGATAATGTAGTAATGTTCCCAAAGGCCAAGAAAGATAGCCCTGTTCAAACAAGAGAAGAAGTTGAGGCAAAAGTTGTTGCGGCTAGAAAGGATCATGTTGAATATGTTATTGATGAAACTTTGTCATTTGTTTTTAGTCGCTGCCATGAAGAAGGTTTTAATCTGAATAATGATGATTGCTTTAAGTCTACTGGTATGTTGGTAGAAACTATGAGAGCCGCACTATACAATACTATTGGTCTATATCATCCTCTACATAATGTTGCAGATGAACTTTTTGAAAGTGATGAAGAGGCGCTTGAGCAAACTGAAAATATTATGGTAAAAAGTCTTGATGAAGAAGACTCAGAAGACTAAATACATGATGAAATATAAGGTATAATATGTAATGCTTATCGTGGACCTGTCCCAAACAATGATTTCTACGTTCATGGCAACAATTGGAAATCATACTAACATTCCTGTAGAAGAAGACCTTCTACGACATATGGTGCTAAATGCTATTCGCAGTTACAATGTCAAATTCCGTAAAGAATATGGACAGATGATTATTGCTTGTGATGACCGCCGTTCTTGGCGCAAGGAACTGTTTCCTTATTACAAGGCGAATCGTCATAAGGATCGTGAAGAATCTGAGATTGATTGGAACACCGTATTCGAAGTTCTCAACAAGGTTCGTGATGAACTCAAAGAATATTTCCCATACAAAGTTATTCATATCGACAGAGCAGAAGCTGATGATATCATTGGTACGCTAGTTCATGAGAACGGCAATACCCTTGAAAAGATCATGATAGTTTCTGGCGATAAAGACTTTCGTCAATTGCAGATGTATACCAATGTCAAGCAATACGATCCCACCCGCAAGAAATATCTAGAAGAACGTGATCCTGATCGGTATCTGCGTGAGCATATCTTGCGTGGTGATAGAGGCGATGGAGTGCCTAATTTCCTCTCACAGGATGATTGTTTTGTGATTGGTGTTAGACAAAAACAGCTAAGGGATTCAAAGGTTGATCTATGGGTTGACCAGAAGCCCGAAGAATTTTGTGATGAAGTAATGCTAAAGCGTTATAATCGAAATAAGAAAATGGTTGACCTATCTCTGGTTCCAGATGATATTAAGGCATCAATCAAACAAGAATATACTACTCAAGATGAAATGAAAAAGAATAGAAATGTTTTATTCAATTATTTCATTGAACATAAACTGAAGAATCTCATTGAAAACATTAATGAATTTTAATAGGAAAATATAATGTCACGTAAATCAATTGCATGGATTTTGGACTTTGCCTCAAAGCTTCCAAATGAAGAAGAAAAAGTCAAATGCTTACAAGCAAATGACAACTTTGCTATCAGAACTATCTTACAGGGAGCTTTTGACCCAAGATTGAAGTGGTTGCTGCCTGAAGGTGATGCGCCATATACTCCATGTGAATATCCGAATATGGAAAATTCACTATATCTTGAAGCCAAAAGATTGTATCTGTTTGTTGAAGGTGGAAATAATAACTTGACGCAGTTAAAAAGAGAAGCTATGTTTCTTGAACTGCTACAAACAGTAACTCCTGAAGATGCAAAGCTACTTATTGCTATCAAGGATAAAAAGCTACCATTTGAAGGTTTAACAGCAAAAACCGTACTAAAGGCTTTTCCAAACCTTTTTTAAATACTACTGGAGCGTTACTAAATGAGTAAGAAGTTTTCACGCAACCCACGATTTGATGATTTCCATGAAGAAGATCAATATGACAATGGTTATCATAATAACGTAAAAGAACGTAGGAAGCTGAAGAGAATGCAAAATGCGTTAAAAACACGCAATGTCGATTATCTCTTAGACCTTGATGAAGAGTTTTAATAAATGCCATTATACTCTGTTTACAATACAGAAACGGGCGAACCAGAAGATGACTTTTGGGGATCATGGAATGCTCTCCAAACATATCTTGAAGAGCGTCCTCATCTAAAACAAGCAATCACTGCACCTGCATTTATTTCTGGTATAGCAGGTATTACCCATAAAAATGACGGTGGATTTAACGACATGCTTTCCCGCATTTCGAATGCAAACCCGCACTCGCCTCTTGCACAAACGCATGGAAACAAGGGTATAAAAGAATCAAAAACTAGAGAGGCTGTAAACAAAGCAAGAGCAAAGCAGCCTTTTTAGACGTATATATTATGCTTCAGTGATAACACTAACAACACTAGGAGCCAATATGGTAGCCAGAAGCACTCAGCGTTTAACAAAAAGACAACAAAGACTAGCTGAAAAAGGAGCAGCAGTTAAACTTGTTCCAACTATCAAGCAGCAACATTTTGATTTAAAAGATATTTACCCAATTACCGACAATCAAGTAAAAACATTTGATGCATATGATGAAGGTAAAAATTTATTTCTACATGGATGCGCGGGTACTGGCAAAACTTTCGTTTCAATATATCTTGCACTTAACGAAATTATGAATGAAAGATCACCACGTAAAAAGCTTGTAATTATTCGCAATACACAATCATCAAAAGATCAAGGGTTCTTGCCAGGAAATGTCAAAGAAAAAGGTGAAGTTTTTGAAGCAGCCTATAGAGCTATCTGCTGCGAGTTGTTCCACCGCGATGATGCTTATGAAATCCTTAAGCAAAAAGGAATCATTGAATTTCACACAACATCATACCTTCGTGGAACCACCATCGACAACGCAATCATCCTAGTAGATGAAGTTCAGAACCAACGCTATGTTGAGCTAAGAACTGTGTTGACAAGAACTGGCGATCATAGTAGAGTAATTCTTTGTGGCGATACAAAACAGGATGATCTGTCTTCGACTCGCTACAATGAAGTATCTGGTCTTAAGGATATGATGAAAGTGTTTGAACGTATGGGCTTCATGTCTACTGTTCAATTTGGTATTGATGATATTGTGCGCTCTGGCTTTGTCAAATCGTTCATTATCGCTGAGTATGAATTAGGACTATATTGATAAAGGAATATAAAATGGATAAACGTGAATTTGTACAGCGTTTCGTAATTGATAATTATAATAGCAGTGACAATGTATATGTTCAGATAGAAGCTGCTCTATATGTTTTTAATGCGATTGAAGAAACTTTTGTAAAGTCTGTAGCTTCTACTGATCTTTGGAAAAATGAACAAAGATAATGTTTAACCTTGATCTAATAGAGCTACCAAAGCTATTGCAGATTAATGGGCCGAAAAGATACTATCAAATCCCTAACGGTAAGAAGTATCCTTCCGTTACCACAATCCTTAGCGCCATGTCAGATAAATCTGGCCTAGATCGTTGGCGTGAGAGGGTTGGAGAAGAAGAAGCTAATCGTAAGATGCAGCAAGCTTCTGCTCGTGGTACGGCGGTCCATGCAATCTGTGAAAAGTATGTGTTGAATGAACCTGTCGATATGGCAGGTGAAATGCCATTGACAACCCGTTGTTATAATCAACTGCGAAACTTTGTCAGGGCTAACGTCAACAATATTCGAAGTTCTGAAGGTCAGTTATATTCAGATACATTGAAGACTGCTGGTTCAGTCGATTTGGTCGCTGATTATCGTGGTCTTCCATCGATCATCGACTTCAAAACATCTGAAAAAGAAAAGAAAGAAGAATGGATTGAGAATTATTTTCTTCAAACATCCATGTACTCTTTCATGCTCTGGGAAAGAACAAAATTATTATATCCTAACATCGTTGTCGCAATCGGCGTAGACGAACTAAACGAAGCACAAATCTTTGTCCGTAAGGCTAAGGACTATCTACCAAAAGCAAAGAAAATGTGCATTGAATATCATGAAAGGTTTGAAAATGAATGAAATTAATCTAAACAAGTATGCAGACTTCACATTTGAACTTGCATCAATGCCTAGTAAAGATTTGGATACTCTTATTGAACGTCTGTGTGAACTTGATCAACACGAGACTGTGAATGTTGCCCTACTGATCACTGGTGCATTTGGCCTTGGCAGTGAAAGCGGTGAGTTTCAGGAAATCGTCAAGAAGATGTTGTTTCAAGGTAAGCCTTTGAATGAAGACAATATTTTTCATATGAAGCGTGAGCTTGGTGACATTGCTTGGTATTGGGTGAATGCCTGTAATGCCTTGGGTATTAATCCAAACGAAGTTTTGGCTGAGAATGTCGAGAAGCTTAAGGCACGTTACCCCGGCGGTGATTTTGATCCTTATTATTCCGAAAATCGTAAAGAAAATGATCTTTAAGTGTTGACAGATTAAAAAGAATCATTATTGTTAGGACATAGACGAAAGGAAATCGAAATGTCCGTTAATGATCTTATCAATGCTCTTCAAGCAAACGTTGATAGCTACAAGGCTATTATTAATAATCCTAATAGTGATGCTGATCATGTTGAACGTCTGAAGCGTGTAGTTATTGGCTACGAAGCAGACATTCGTGAACTGAAAGGTGAGTAAGATGGAATATCAAATCTTTAGCACTCCCGTCGAACCTAAATGGCCAGACTATGGTTGCAACATCTATAAGGATGGTGTTTTTATCGAAGGTCGTATCTATCCTAACTATAGTGGTAATGCTATGATGGATGAAGTAAAAGACCTTAAGAATTTTACTTTTCCTATATCTCAAGGGTATGAAATAAAATGGTAAAGAAATCCCTCAGAGAAATCTGAGGGATTTTTTACATAAAAGTAATAAACATTCGCTTACATTGACCAACAAAATCAAGTTGTATTGAATCACCAAAATCATGATTAATAGTTCGTTCATTAGTCACACCAAG